CAAACATTCTAAAATCAAATTAACAAATTATCAATTTTTACAAACTAGATAAAGATGTCAGACGATAAGATTAAAGAGCTAATGTCCAAATTTGATGTGGATTCATTCATCAAAAGTTTAGAAAATGTTGATGTTGACACTGATTCGGAATCTGACGAACCTCAATTAGATAAAAAAGAACCAAATTACAAAAAATTTGATGAAGACTCCGATTCTGAAGGTTTATTCTCTAGCGACGATGAAGAATTGGTAGGGCTCGATGTCATGGATGAAATAAATGAAATACAGAGACCAGAGGACATAATTAATATTATGGAAAATTTATCAGAAAAGATCGAAGACGTGTTTCCAATATCTGAAAATCCATTTGTAGAGAGCTATCCTCAACATAAGAAGACAGGTGTATTAGGTAAGGACATTTATTCTTCTGAGATTAAATCAAATGTAGAGTCTGAATACCTTGAAGATTATGAACTTGATTCTTACAATATAATGCAGCCTAGTCAAAAATTTAAAGTTTATCCTCTTAAAGGTAATGGGTACACAGACGTCGACTTTGTAGTTCAAGGCAAAAGCATATGCATTGTAGGCTATGAAATTAGAGAAAACAGCACAGATAGGAGAAGAGTAGACACTGAAATTGGTTTGTGCCATTCTAGATACAACAAAAAACTAAAAATCAAAGTGCCTATTACACTTAATCAAGATTACTTTGACAGAGCAGAATACTATAATGAAAAAATACAAGGAAAGGGCACGGGATTCGGCTACTCTTCATTTTGTCATAGTTTAGCTATATTTATGATAATGCAAAATAATAGCTATTTAGAGCCTCATGAAGGTTATGATTTTACGATGGAAATATCCGGTAAAACTTATACTTGCGAAATGACAGGTTTTAATTTTTCTAAAAGGCAAACAGGAGCTGATTTCGTTTTTAACAAATATGACATAATATATTGCTATAGTAAGTTTGAAAGATTAGATGAAAGAATGGAAAAGATAATCAGCATGGCTAGAATGGAGGAAGAAAGGAAAGTTCTACCTACAAAAGTACTTGAATCACCATATACTGAAAACTTAGATAAGATCAAAAGCCAAATCTACAAATTAGATGACAACAAATTGAAAGAAAATTGCAATTATTTTTTAACATGGACTAGAGAGCAGATGATTTCAAAACAAAATGAACTTAACACTTTTGATATTGATAAAAATAGTATTAAAGAGACAATTTTGAAACTTTCTAATTTAATAAAATCTCTGTCTAAAAAGGATAAATTTCATTCTCCGTTTAGAGTAACTAACATGGGAAAACCAAAATTTGTTGAAAGAGTCAAAACTTTTGAGCTTTATTCAGGAGGGAATTACTCGTTTCACACAATAGATAGCACGGAAGAATATGACAAATTAGTTATTTCAAAGTGTACCATTCCTTTGGATTACTCATTTAATACTGAGATGGTTAATGAACAATTCACTAATTTTTGCAATTCGTACAATGTGGTCCAATCCTCGAGTATAGAATCCGATTTAATAAGTAAAATAAGAGGAAACCAAGGTTCTTACTATAGTGAATTTAACAATAATGGCATATATTGGAAAAAGATGAATAAAAGATCCCAACTTTATTATGTTTATTACTTTAATTATGTTGGCAAACCTAATTCAAAACTTTTCGGAGAATGGAATGAAGAGAAATTTGGCAGTATAAACTTCTACCGTTCACCAACTTTTAAATTAAACATAAGAGATATTAATTTCAAACTAGTTGTTAGCAAAAGAATCAAAACTATAATTTCAAGCTCAATGGATTATTATGATAGCTCCGACTTTGCTGAAACTCTAGAGTCGATGATGTCTATATTTTCAATATGGAATTCTTCTACTTGGAACACTAGCAAAATAGCTTCTGATTTCAGATTTTCGACTACTAGATATTTGTCTGGATATAGTGACTACAACCTTTTGTTCAACAACCTTACTATTAGCGACAATTTTCTTAATTTCTCTGACTCTTATCTTTTGCAAAAGATGGTTGATTCTTTGAAAAGAGTTTTGAAAGAAGGAGTTTGCAAAGATAGAACACCAGTATTTAATCTACCTATAAGGTATCAATCTTTGGAGAAAGATTTTGCGTTAGGGACTAATTGGCATATAAGGAATTCAAAACACGCTAACAATTGCATGAAAAAACTTATAGAAGGATTAAAAAAAGAAGAGATCAGTAGGAAATCCATAGTTGATAATTATTCAAAACAATTAGAATATTTGTGTAAGCTCAACAGTGGGGATTCATCTTATTCTGATTTTAAGTTTTTAATAGAAATCAAAGTTGAACATCCTCTTACTAATTACCCAATGTTTTTAGCTCAACTTTACTTATCAGGAAAACAAATTTTAGGTGTAATGAACTCGCAGATTAATCCTGGTTTCCAGCTAACAAATATGATCTCTGTAAGATCAATCAATGATATGATGTACAAAAAAAATAAAATAATTAAATCGTCAAACGTTGCTAGAGAATTGTCCACGTACCTCAAGGAAAAAAATTGTAAAGGTGCTTACGAATTGCTTGTTAAAACGATTGAAGATTGTGATAGAGAAGATTTCAACTACGTTTATTCAATATTTGAGAAAGATGCCAAAAGTTCTGATAGAGAAATACCTGTTAGCTTTATAGACCAAAGAATTATGCAGTTGTACATAGAAACTCAATCTTCTATAATCTCAAACTCAATGGATGAAGATTTTTTATTAGACACAAAGAAATACTATAACATGGTCAAAACATTTATACCAATACTTCAGTCTGAGAGCTACCATATAATGTCATCAGAGGACAGGTCTTTCCACTCTGGCTACATGCACCCTGAAGCTATGTCTGTTTGTTTGTACTCTATAGGTAAAATATGTTCTGTCAACTCATTAATAAGCTCTTCGTACTTGATGTCTATGAACAAAAGGAGAGAAATAATTTTTCCTTATGACTATGACAATCTTAAAGCTTTGGATGATTTAAGTTTGGAGTATAGTATGATATCTAGGTTGCAGAGAAATAAAATAAATAAAACACCTAAGATTACTATGTACTATCACATGATGCAAGGTCAATTTGCAACTACTGCTGGGGTTTTAAACACGATATATAATGTTGGTTTTTCAGAAGCCTTCAAATTAATTACAAAGTCTGTTATAAGCTACTCTGTTGTAACAACTTCTGATGATGCTGCTAGAGCCTATGAATTCAAAACTGTCAGTGATGTTAAAAGGTTGTGCAACGCTACAGTAGATATTCCTTTAGAAAATTTGGACAGAGCTTCAATGGTTAATAACGTTAGAAAGCATGTTAAATCAGGTAATCAATTAGAAATAAACAATATAATGATAGTCCCTAATGGTATGGTTCACCAATCTTTAATACACTGTTGCTTGTCTATACAACCTTTATTAGGAGAAAATGTTATGGATGATATAATATCGTGTATATCTAACAGTCGCAGTTTGCTGTTTTGGGGAGATGGTCCTAGCGTTTGTGCTTCATCACTAGTGTCAAATATAGAATTGTTGAAAAATAAATGGCTAATTAATGATGCTGATTTTGAAAAATTTAAACTTTCCGGGCTCATTCCAAACTCCATTGAAGAATTAATAGAAGGTTTTGTTCCAAGATCAAGTCACTTAGTTAACATGTTCTGGGAAAATATGCAAGATTCAGAAAAGGAAGACTATTTTAAAGGAATAGTGCCATTGAATTTTGGCTTCTGCAAAAAGCTTAGAGAGGACCAAAAAATTAAGAAAAGCAAAATAGAAATGACTGGTGTTGATTACATAGATAGAAAGCTTAAATCAGTTAAAAGGTCTCTGGAGTTAGGAGGTTTAATAAACAAAAGAAATATTGGGCCACAAAGTCTTAAAAAGACAATAGAGTCGAGAGATAAATTTTTATCTTTTTTCAAAAAAAGCTATAAACAAGCTCCTAAAGAAGTATATAATATAGTTAAGCCAAAGTATAAAGTTCATATTTCGCTGACAAAGCTTCGAAAGAAAGACACTATGCCATGTATAATGGGAACAAGTGCAAAAGTTGATCTACCGAATATTAAGAAAGTTGACTTATATAAGAAGTACAAAATATACTACAAAGAATCTTTAAATGAAAAAGAAATGAATCTTTTGACTTTAAATGATGAGGACTACGAAAAAGAAGTTAAGAAAGTCGAAGAATCACTTAAAATTGAAGGTTTTAAGATAAGAAGCCCATCTGGATTACCTGTTGTTAGACTTTTTGAACAAACTATATACAAGCAAGCAATGGCCTTCAATTTTAGTATAAATGTAGAAGAGTTGAAAACTGTTAAAAATAGGTTTATGTACAAAGGCATCAAAGTTCAAGATTTCAAACCTATTTTTTGGGGACAAAGCTCTTTGAATGACACAGATGATGAAGATATTTTAGCTTTTGGCTTAGGAACAGTGGATGGCGAAAAAGGCGTTTTTTACAAACTAATGGATCGCCCAGTTAGGTTCACAAAGATGGCCAGAACAGTAGATAGTGACGAAAACCAAGAGTCGTTAGTTAGGAGAATCAAAGAAGAGTCTGAACACATGAATGTAGCTTACATATTAGAAAGAGACAGTACACCAATTGCAGCAACCGAGCTTATAGAAGTAAATGAAGTCAGCTTGCCATGCGTTAGAGGAGATACAAATGCAATATTAAATTATGGTTCTTACTTACATAGTAACAATAAATCATCATTTTCAATATATAAGCGTGTACTTAACTATTACAACTCAGATATACCAAACGTAGTAGTTAATTACATGCTTAGCTACCCGACGTTTTCAGAAGACTCTTTGGTTATCGATTCCGGAAGTAGTTACATATTGGAAGGTCTTAATTGTATAAATAAACTTAAGCTAGAACTCAATGATAAAGGGAAAGAACAGCTAATAGATCTTAAGGGTGAATTGCCTAAATTAGTTCTTAGAAACACAATGAGAAGAAAAGCAAAATAAGAATTTAATAATTACTCTTTAGAATTAGTATTTTAGTTT